AGGTTATCGGAATGCAACTGATGGTCCTGATGGCGGCAAGAGTCTTTTGATTAGATCCACTTTCGCCAACTACAGATCCGCTGCACAGAAGAAACTCTTTGAAGAAAATGCAGAATTAAACCAAGCAAGAATTAATGCTTTGGAACAAAAGCAAAGAAAACTCACAGGTAGATCACTATGACCGTAACGAATACGACTGCTCGTAACCAATACACTGCTACAGCAGGGCAGACTGTTTTTGCGTACACGTTCGAGGTGTATAACAAGAATGACCTTGTTGTACTACAGAACGGTACGACTCTATCAGAGGGTACTAACTACACCGTATCGGGTGTGGGGAGTGACTCAGGCGGTAACATCACGCTGACTTCTGGTGCTACTGCCGGTGACATTATTACTATCTACCGAGACATGGCGCTAGAGCGTCTGACCGACTACCAGAACGCGGGTGACTTCTTAGCCGCCGAGGTTAATGAGGACTTCGATAGACTGTGGTTGGCTACGCAGCAAAACGCTACTACCGACGGGCGAGCCATTAGAAAGCCTGTTAGCGATCTGGACTCTATCAACATGGAGTTGCCTGCGGCATCTAGCAGGGCTAATAAGCTACTGTCTTTTGATGGCAGCGGTAATGTACAAACATTATCTAGCACCACCAACGCGGCTACAGATGCAACAAATGTAACTTACACAGCAACCGGCACTGGCGCTGTTGGGCGCACTGTTCAATCAAGATTAACCGAGTCTATCAGCGTAAAGGATTTTGGTGCTAAGGGTGACGGTACTACGGATGACACTGCGGCTATTCAGGCTGCGATTAACTATGCTGCTACAGCTAAACTTGGTGTTGTTTATTTACCTGCTGGCCATTACAGCATTACTCGAATTTACTTAAACCATGATCCTTCAAATAATACAGGCTATCCATCAGATAGTTACTACCAAGGTCGTATTCGACTACAAGGTGATGGTAGGGCTACCAAGCAGAACCAAGCCAACTCGGCTAGAACAGGCACCTTGATTGAAAGCACATTGACAACAGGTAATGTTATCGTTTGCGATGGCACTTCTTCAGGCACTACAGCCCAGCAAGTGCAGATTAAAGACCTTTCTGTGTATGCCAGCACATCTGGCTCTGTGTTTAGATTTATTTCTGTTGTTCAAAACTCTGGCTTTGAAAATGTTTATATTCGTCAAGGCGGGTCAGGTGAAGGCATTAACTGGCAGGACTGCTGGGTATCTTTTATCCGTAATGTCAGAATTGATGGTGCGGGTAAAGCTACAAGCAATGACGGTATCTATCTGCGTAATATTACTTCTGCTGGTGGTTTTGTTGATATGGTCAGCGTTATTGTTAATGCTTTCCATACATCTATTAGAATAGGTCATGAGAATTATGGTTCGGGCGCGAGGCTTCACTCTGTTAATATGCAAAACTGTCAAGGCGGTGAAGCTGAGTATGGTTTAGAAATTGCTCACGGTGCAGATCAAGTAAATTTGCTAGGTTGTCATTTTGAAGATAACGATACAGGCTTATTTATTGTTAATGGTGCAAGCAATGTCAGTATTGATGGCAGTTCTTTCGCTACTAATACAATTTCTTCTCAGTGCGGGAACAACACAGCAAATGGTGACAGATACCAAGGCGTGTCCTTCTTTAACAACAAGTTCTTTTCTAACTCAGGAACAACAGAGCATATAAAGTTATTTAGCTCTAGTGATACTGGGGACGTTTTGATTGAGCAGTGTTCATTTACTGGAGATAGTGGAGCAACTGATACAGCTATTTGGTTGGAGGATGCGGATCATCATCATGTTCGCCTTCTAGCCCCTGAGTTTATTTCTAACCTTTCGACAGAAATTGCTAATGCTTCTCGCATCCAAGAATACCATGATGAAAAATCTGTTTACTGGCGAACAGTAAATACTGGTGGTTCTTTGTCTAATGTCCCATTCAGATTTAGGTCTGATACATCGGCTGGGGGGTTAGCTTCTGTAGAGTTTTCACAAAATGATAGTGACAAGGCGTTTATTCGTTTTGATACAGATATAACTCCATCAGCCAACAGCAACCATATCAGCACAACAAATGCTACGGGATCGGCTACTGGCCCTTCTGATGCATCATGGACATTTAGTCGTATGGTTTTGATTGAAACAAATGATGCAACGGGTGTCGGTGAATACTGGATGCCTTTGTTCACTAAAAATTAAGGAGTATATTATGACCATTAAGCAACAAGGCGGTATCTTTGGCCGCAACCCAACATTCAATGATGTTTCTGTAGAAAGACTTACTCTTGAAGGTGTTGCAAACGACGATCAGGTTGTTATTTCATCTGGAGCTATCTCAATAAATAGCTCTGCCATCTCAGTAGATACTGAAGCATCTGCTTCTTCTGATGATTTAGACACAATCAATGGCGGCGCAGTTGGGCAGACTTTAATTTTAAGAGCATCTAATAATTCTAGGACTGTTGTTGTTAAAGATGGCACTGGAAACATAGAACTTGCTGGGGATTTCAGCCTAACTCAAATCAGAGATTGCCTTTTTCTTTTGTGTATATCTGATAGTGGAACATATCGTTGGATTGAAATTTCTCGTTCCGATAATAGAGTATAACGGTGACTTCCTTACCATCTCAGACCCAACCTCTGGAACGTCTAATATTAACTTCCAACTTTCTTACATAGCATAACGGAGACTTAGCCATGTCTGGTGTAGTTACAAAAAGCATTACCGCTGAAAACACGTTCAGCGACACAATCAAAGTACAGGGTTACTTTAACCTTTCAATCTCTGGGATCGCTGGCGGCACCACAGTCACGGTACAAAAGCAGTCTGGTGTTGACGGCACCAACTGGACTAATGTGGATACGTTCACAGTGGATACTGAGACAAATGGTTTTGAAGCTGAACGGCAAAATTATAGAGTGGGAGTGGAGACAGGCAACTTCGGCTCTGGCACTTGCAAGGTACGTATTGGCTGCAAATGGATTGACTACCTCTCGTCATGAGCGACAGCCTACTCACTAGGATAGGGGTCTCTGGCTACAACAAGCCAAAGAGAACGCCCAAGCATCCTACTAAGTCACACGTCGTTGTGGCTAAAGAGGGTGACAAGGTGAAGACCATACGCTTTGGTCAGCAGGGTGTGAGCGGCTCCTCTCCCAGTGAGGGTGAGTCAGAGGCGGCAAAGGCGCGGCGTAAGTCGTTCAAGGCGCGTCATGCTAGGAACATCCGCAAGGGTAAGATGTCTGCGGCATTCTGGGCCGATAAGGTGAAGTGGTGAGCAGAGTAAACGAAGCTGGAAACTACACGAAGCCAACGATGCGGAAGAACCTGTTTGACCGCATCAAGGCTGGTGGTAAAGGCGGTAGTCCGGGGCAGTGGAGTGCGCGTAAGGCTCAAATGTTAGCCCGTGAATACAAAGCCAAGGGTGGAGGATATCGAGATTAGAAAGTCGCAGAAGTCCCTGCTGGATTGGGGCAAACAGAATTGGCGCACTAAGTCTGGCAAGCCATCGACTCAAGGGTCTGAGGCTACCGGCGAGCGGTATCTACCCGAGGCTGCGATCAAGAAGCTGACGGCTGCTGAGTACGCTAGGACTACCAGAGCAAAGAGAAAGGCTGTGAAGAAGGGTGAGCAGTACGCCTCACAACCGAAAGATGTAGCGAGAAAAACTAGGAGATTTACCTAATGGCTTACGGTTCAATGAGAAAGCCCAAGAAGGGTTTGTACGACAACATGATGAAGAAGCGCAAGGTCAAGAAGGTCAAGGCATATACATCGTAATGGATATGAATACAGCCTTCGATGTAGTTCTTGGTGGGCTGATGTTACTAGCGGGTTTCTTTATGAAGATATTTTGGGACATGCTACAAGGCACACGCAGAGAGCTGCACGACATGGAGCGTAGATCGACCGAGACGTATGTGCGCCGAGATGATTACCGCATCGACATGGACGAGTTGCGAGATATGTTTACTCGGATCATGGACAAGCTGGATCAGAAGGCGGATAAGTGAGCATCCTCTCTAGTGTCATTGGGCCGGTTGCCGATCTAGGGAAGACGTGGCTAGAGGGTAAGGTTGCCAAAACTAAAGCCAAGGCTGAGGCCGAAGCTGCGGTTATGATTAACCAATCCAAGAGCGCGGCTGATTGGGAAACTGCTATGGCTCGTGCCAGCAATCAAAGCTGGAAAGACGAGTGGCTGACTATCCTGTTTAGCATTCCCCTCGTGCTGGCGTTTGTTCCTTCTGCGGTTCCGTATGTACGCCAAGGCTTCGAGGTTCTATCGACCATGCCTGAATGGTATCAATATGGCTTGTCGGTAATCATCGCTGCATCCTTCGGGGTGAGGGGTGTTATCGGGATAATGAACAAGGTGAAGAAGTAGTGGAGTATCTATACTTCAAGCGTGAGGATTTCGACTGCCAAGAGACTGGCGAGAACGAGATGGATCCAGAGTTCATCCGCAGAGTCGATGAGCTACGCTCCGCTGTTGGTAGGCCGTTGTACGTCACGTCAGGCTACCGCTCTCCCCGTCATAGTTTAGAGGCGAAGAAGTCAAAGCCCGGCACTCATGCACAGGGTATTGCTTGTGACATCGCAGTGGCTAATGGCGTGGAACGCAGGCAGCTAGTGAAGCAGGCGTTTTATCTTGGGTTCAGGGGCATCGGTGTAGCGAAGACATTTGTACACGTAGATACCCGAGAGACAGAACCCGTGTTATGGGTTTACTGAGGAATGATCCTTGAGCTAGGGGCTATCATTAGCGGCCTTAACATGGCTGCGTCTGCGCTCAACAAAACGGCTCAAGCTACCCAAGACCTAAGCCAGATCAGTGGTTACCTATCCGCGTTAGCGGAGGGCCAACACGATTTACAAAGACTTCAGAATACCAAGACCCTGAGCGCAGCCGATGCTGTAAAAGCTCAACTAGCAAAGAAAGAAGCGGACGATGCGTTAGCCCAAGTGAGGGAGGCATTCGTTTACTCAGGTAACGGCCAGCTATGGGACGATGCCATGAAAGCTATGGCGGAGGCTCGCAAGGCTAGGGCTGCAGAGGTTCGCCGGTTAGAACTTGCTAGGAAGCGAAGGAAGAAAGAGCTAACTCAACTAGCTATTGTCATAGCCGTGTCTGTCGGTCTCATTCCCCTCGCTATCATGCTTGCCATCTGGTTGATCTTTCAGATATGAGAGAGATACTTGGCAGTCTGGTTTACGTTTTCGTAATGGTTGCCGGTATCTTGGCGGCAGTCTGGTTAGCTTCGATCTTAGTCTAGGCCGGAAGGCTTGGGCCATGAAGTCCTGTTGAACAACCGGCGGATACGATCCTTCGTAGTTCCCATTATCACGGCTATCTCCCTCGTGCTTTTACCCTGAAGCTGTAGGTCGTGTATGCGATGCTTCTGCTCTAGGTTGAACAGCTTGCTATCTACCCTCGCTAGACGGTACGCGATGTAACTGCTACGCCATCGCTCACTGGCTTGTATGGCAACCATCAGCATGTCTGGCCTCGTCGCTTCGCATTCGTGTGCCTCGCTAGACAGCTCTTGCATCGTTGAGTTGCTCCCTTCGTTAGTTCTGCCATCGGGAATATTCCCTTGCAGTTCATGCAAACCTGCATGTCGCGTGGTACGCCAAACGGAATCTGAGTGATCTGACCCCCTTCTTCAAGAAATTTCTTGACGGCTTCGTTCATCGTTCCCCCTGAGCTACTGCTAAACCGACTCTTGCTAGCCTGATATTGATTGGGCAATCTTCTGGAAGGCGTTGGTTAGCCTCGTTAACCACGTTTACCACCCAGTTTGGTACGTCACTGGGCCGCTTCACGGCT